GAACTATTTGATGTTGGCGAGCCATTTGCAAGTAAACCAGGTGTTAATGTCATAGTTTGATATTTAACATCACTTGTGCTAATAATTACATTACCCGTAGCTGTGTTTGCTTGTGGGTTAAACGTATTCACAAGTGTTCTACGTATAATACCTTTATTTGTAACTGGCCCAAATAAATAACCTTTTATCTTAAATGTAAACGTATATATGATTGCTCTTCTCTGATCAAAGTCACCATCATAACTATCTTCGATAGTCATACCATTTAATATTGTTGGAACATCTACGTATGTATCTAATTCAGGCACAATCTTTACACTGTTTGTCCATTCTGGGCGAAAGTATGGTAGTATTTGTTCTACCACTTGCACTGCATCTTCTTGATTTGCAAACATAGCATATAGAGACATATCTAAATCATATGGTGCTGGTGTAAAAGTTTGTCTTAACGTGTTATTACCACCACCTAAACCTAGTTGTTTGTGTGTTCTATTTAATACTCTTTCTGGTGCATAATTCATAGATGTTAATTCAAATGATAGTCTAGGTAAAACCATAGCTATCTCTCTTCTATTATCTGGATCAGTTCTAAGTCTTGCAAGAAATTTTTCTCTTGGCCCATAAGCAATTGGAACACGTAGCTGTTGAACACTATCGCCATTTTTATTAAAACGCACAATATCTATATCATTAAACATGTTACCAAACATAATAATATATTTTCTTATGGCGCTATGATAGTGAAATTGTCCAAACATTACCAGTCAGTCCCTTCGCTAAATGGATTACGTTCTGAGAAGTCTATAAACCCAGACTTGCTTGTCTCAAAAAATTCATTGTTGGCTGTGCTATTCACATTTACTGTATTTGCAGTTCTTTCTAATAATAATCCACTATTGTCTTCTAATTTTATTCCTACACCTGTATCAAATGTTTCATTTGAAAATGTTACAATAGGTGTAATTAAAGTTCCGTTTGGTTGCACATAACCTCTTCCTTGATTTGTTACAGTAACAGAGGTTACACCTGTGCCAGTTAGTGTTGCTTGTCCTTCTGCTCGAATAGAATCTGGTGGATTTCCAACAATCACTGTTGGTGCGGACGCATAATATTTACCACTATTTGTAATTGTGATAGTTGATATATTACCTTTTGCATTTACAGTCGCTACACCTGTTGCTCTAAACGCAGAAGCTTCTGAAGGTGGATCTATAGTAATTGTAGGTGCAGTGGTATAACCTGAACCACCACTAATAACATTTATTTGTATGACTGAACCACCAGATATACCAGCTGTTAGTACAGCATCATCTCCTGTAGGTGATGCTGAGACTGCTACAACTGGAGAAAAAGTATAAAAATTACCACCATCGGATACAGAAGCTGAAACTACACTTCCTCCTAATATTGTAGTTGTTCCTGTAGCAGTTCCTCTCAAAGAACTAGAAGGATCACTAAATGTTACAGGAACATCAACACCAGGTATATATCCTGTGCCTTGGTTATTACTATCTATTGTTGCACTGATAACTCTATCACCAGATATTGTTGATGATCCTACAGCAACTTGTGCCGCAGGTGGTGGTGAAAAAGTTAAAGTTGGTGCAGTTGTATAATCACCAGGACTATTTACTATAACTCCAGTAACTTTATCATTAGTAGTTGTTGCAGTACCAGTCGCTCTTTCTTTTGCTGACTCAATAAGTATTTGAAAGTTAAGAACATTAATTGTATGACGTTCTGCCAAATCATCGATAGCTTTAACACCAGTAGTAACTCTTTCATGACTAAATTCAAACAGTTCACAGCGTAAATCAAACATTTGTAACTGTCCTAATTGATAAAAGATTGGTTGTTTATCTACATATTTTATTTCATAAAGTTGTCCAGTAAGAGGAAAGAATATTAAATCACCTTCAGTAGGACGTTGTATTAAGTCACCTTGATTATCTGTCTTCTTAGCTCCGTCTGGTATTTCTTCTTGCCATCTTTTTTGTGACATAGAAAATGTTATGCTATCTCTGACTTCTACATTAAATCTTGATAAGAACTCGCCTTCTCCATCGAATCCTTCAACATTCTTAATATACATTTCTATTGGATATGCACTATCAAACTTAGATAATACATCTTCACCAAACAAATTATCTTCTTTGACAAGTGTTCTAGGTATATAAAAATTATCATATCCATATATCTTTATGGATTCTGTAATTAAATCTTCTATGAGATTTTGTTGCCCAGAGTGAGCAAAATTATCAAAATAAAAATTCGTTGGCATTTTATTATCCAATCATGTCCATGACAGGCATGGAAAACTTTGATATTATTTCTTCTTCTAATCTTTTTATTTCTTCTTCAGCTTCGCTCCAGATAGTTTGCCCATTAAACTGCACACCACCTGGTAGTTGCATTCCTTCAAACTTCTTGAGATTCTCGCCCCATTGACGTTTGATTAATTGTGTTGTATACTGTCTCAACCACCAATCTCCCCATACAGAAGTGTGTACATCTGGATCTAGAACTCTATAACATTCTATTATGATAAATTCACCTGCAGTTGTCTTCGCATTCCAATCCATATCTATATGTAATTTATCTGTATGTCTACTAAATCTTATACCTTGTTTACCTACAAATATTTCTTGCATCAATGCGATGTTTTCCATCGCAGACGTATAACCTGCAAACGCAGATTTACTCCAATCATAAACTTCATTCAGTGTTAATTGATATCTGAGGTTAAATAGATTATTGGCGTTGAGTCCAGTACCTATAGGAAATATGTTTATGATACCGCTAATATTCGCTGGTATTGTAATAAATCTATTTGTTCTATCTGTTTCTGTAACTTGATGTTTGAGAAAATCTCTTTCAGTACCATCATAATGATAGTCTCTGTAGTATGCGAGTGCATCATCTATTCTATCATCAACTTGATCCTCATCAACATTTATCTCAACTACAGGGTGTCCTAGTCTTCTAAGACAATAATCTTTTAGTGTCGCTCTTGAATTAGGGGTTGACATAATTACTTCCTTATGCTAATTATGTCACTATTTATAATATCTACATCACTAGTTTGCTGATTGATATGTGTTGAATAATGTATTCGTTGCTGTGAGAGAATTTATATCTTTAAGATGTCCGTATGTACCATTTGCGATAGCAGAAGTTGTTTCTATGTTTTGTGTAGTATAATTATCATACTTCCAACCATCAAAATTGACACTCTCTTGATTAGTTCCTAAATCTGTAATATCACTTAATCTGTTATTAGCATCTTCAAATGCACAGTCAATAACTCTAACGGCGGATTGGGCTCCAGCATAAGGATTATCTACTGCCGCATAATTCAAAAATGTACAATGTTTATATGACACTCTATAAGTAGTTTGGGAACTATTATCATATCTCCAGCTCCAATCACCGTTATTGAAATCAATGATACAATTCAGCATTGTACCACCACCCATAGGCGCTCTAGTAATTGAATTTTCATAGTTAGTGCCTGAAGTTTGATGTCTGTGATAAGTAAGATTGAACATAAATTGACGATAAGTTAAAGCACGTTGAGTATCATTAGAAGGTGTTGTACCAGTCCATGATCTTTGAAAAATAGGGTGATCTCGTCTACCAGTAGTCCCATCATGATCGTGCCACACAAATATATTATTAGGTTTCAAACCTCCACCAACTATCGCTATTTGTTTATTAGCAAAAGGGTTGGCAGAAGATGAATCATCTCCCGTACTATGCGTAATTTTGAAATGTCCGAAACTGCTACCTGACGCAGGATTTAATAATATTAAATCACCATTTTGTGCAGTGCTAGTAATCATAGTATCAAGATTTGTAGCATTTGCTTCATCTGCACCACCAGTAACTTCTCTTACTGTTCCTGAAGTGTGTGCAATATATAATGTTTTGAAAGTATTTGCAGGAGAAAATACGAGACTAACAGCCACTGCATGAGAAGTAGTAGAAACACCATCACTTGCTTTCAGTCTCAATGTAAAGTTACCTTCATGTGCATTATTTGTTGATGGTGTTAGTGTAAATGTACCACCAGAATTTGTGATATTTGTTACCTGATTAGGACTCGCTGGACTTGTATCATGCGAATACGTAATCGGAAAACCTTCTGGATCTTCGGCGGCTATTACTAATTGACTTGTACTACCATCAGCCTCTAGAGATAAAGCACTAACTGGTGTTGTAGTCAGTCTTGGTGTTTCATTGTTACCAGTGCTTATTCTATCCCATTCTGCTCCGTCCCAAACATACAACGCTTTTGTGTCTGTAGCAAAAGCATAATCACCAGCAGTATTACCTGAACTCGGAAATGCCGCCAAGTTTGCGTATACTGTTACAGCGGTATCAGCAACTCCTGCTGAGTTCCAAACACCTTTACTAGAATTGTAAATAAATCCTTCAAAAGTATCTCCGTTGCTTGGACTATCTGGAAAGTTTAACGCCATTTTTTTATTCTCCTATTATCCTATTAATTATGCTAGTGTAAATCCACTTGGTATTGTATACTGAGCGCCTTGAGTATGACTTATGATTTCTATCCTATAGTTATCAGCACTACCACCACCAGAAGCAAATGCAACACGTAAACCGTTGGTATTAGAATTACCACTACTGAAACCTTGCCCGCCTGTACCAGAGGCTATATCACTATTACTTAAACTATCCTGCCAACTACCATTCATTCCGAACCAAACTTTTCCATGTGATCCAGCCGCAGTATCATAAGCTATCATTATTATATCATTAGCATTATTAGAACCAAGTCCAGTCTGATGTCCGCCAGGATATCTCGTTCCATCATGATAAATATACTGAGCATCACTTGCTCCATAAGAACCATTGTGAGATCCAGCATTTACTCCCATCATTGGGTAGTTACCATCATTAATAATCTTATATTCTAGGTATCCTTTACCTAATGCCAAGTCTTGTTCGTTAATAGCAATTGCACTAGCAGTCACACTTACGTCTACTTTATTATTAGTAGTGTATGTAGAATTGATAGTAGATGAAGATGTATCGAAAGTGATATTAGTACTGAAAATTAATGACACAGCTATCGCATGAGAACTAATATGCACACCATCACTTGCTTTGAGTCTTAATGTAAAATCACCAGCGTGTGATGAGTTTGTCGAAGGCACTATTTTAAAAACTCCGTTCGCATGATTTACAATACTTGCTTTATTAGTGCTTGCTGGATTTGTATCATATGAATATGTGATTGGGAAACCTTCTGGATCTGAAGCAACCATTGTTACTGACTGGTTAGCTCCTGTAACTCCACTAAGATGAAGTGTACTCGCTGGCACTGTTGTCAATCGAGGAAGCTCATCACCACCTGAGTTGATTCTATCCCACTCAGAACCGTCCCAAACGTGTAAAGATTTCGTAAGTGTTGCGAAAGCTAAATCTCCTACTGAATTGCCGGAAGATGGTAATACGGAAGTATTTGCATATACAGTTGGTGTTCCATCAGCACCATCTGCACCGGCGGCACCTGGAACACTTAATGACACCCACTGATTAGAGCTACCATCTTCGTAACGCATGTATAGTTTAGCTGTTGATGAGTCAAACCAGAAATCACCATTTCTAGGATCAGTTGGTGCAGTGTCACTTACAGTAGCAGAAGTACTTTGTTGTAAGTCGAAAGTTCTAAAACTAATTATGTCACCAGCTGTTGGTGCGACATCAAAAGTAATATTACCATTACCTGTATTATAAGTGTAATCGTTTGTATTTCTTTGAATAACACCATTAATAGATACTAATACATGATCTCCACTTGATACTGTTTCTGCTAGTTTGTAAACTGTGTTAGAACCATTAGCTGTAAAGTTTTGTACAGTAAAGTCTGCTTTTGAACTTATAGCACCAGAGAAAGAGCGAACTAGAACGGCTGTTCCGCTAGGTGGTGGAGTGCCGAAAGTAACTGTTGTACCTGATACTGTATAGTCTGTCGTTGGGCGTTGCATTATCCCGTCTACAGATACAATAAGATTATTTGCTAAATTTGTATTGATAGGTGAT